ATATCTTTATCGATCAGGGCTTCTAGTTCTTTTATTTCCTGATCGCTTTTATTTTCACGTTCTGTCAGCGTGATAATGCGTAGCGCGATCAATTCTTCAATCCCGCTTTCGCTGATTAAGTTGCGCCAGTTGTATTTTTCCGCCCAATAGTAAATCGGGCGTGAGCTATTTAAACCTAATTCTTCAGCGATCTCTTTCGGTGTGTATTTTTTTAAATATAAAAACTTTGCCGCATAAATCACTTCGTCATCGTAGCGTTTTGTTTTTCTTTTTCTTAGCTTAGATTCCGTCATCTTTTATCTTGCTGTTGTTGTGTTGGGCGTATTGTGTCAACAAAAACAGCAAAATTTTAATGGCAAAAATTGGATCTGTTCGGATACGCGCAGTTATTGATCTATATCCGAATATATCCAAATTTCGCCCCGTGATTTTGCAAAAAAGATCGGCAAAAATGGCGGCACTTACGCAAACAAAGCGAAACACAGGCATTTTGAAAATGAACAAATCTAAACTCAAAACTGATTTTATTTGCATTGCGACATCAGGCTATACCGTAGATGGTCGTCAAATCACCGCTCAAGAATTGCACGAAATGGCGGAAACCTACGACCCGGAACACTACACCGCGAATTTATGGCCAGAACATCGCCGTTGGTTCAATATGGGACAAGTGATCGAACTGAAAGCTGAAGAAAATGAAAAAGGCGAAACACAACTTTTTGCCATCATCGCGCCCAACCAAGAATTAATTGAATACAACAGAGCGGGTCAGTATTTATTCACCAGCATTGAAATTACCCCGAATTTCCGTAATAGCGGAAAAGCCTATTTATCGGGCTTAGGTGTGACAGATTCCCCAGCATCAGTAGGAACAACAGAATTAAAATTCTTCAACGCTGAACAAAAGGGCAGTGTTTTTGGCGAATTTATTAAGGTTGATTTTTCCGCAAAAGAAGATGTTGAAGAAGAAAAGGCATTACGCACTTTAGTGAATGTTTTTAAAAAACTATTTTCATCTTCCGCCCAAACGGAAGAACAAGCAACTCCCAATAACAACAATAATAAAGAGGACGACTCAATGAACGAAAAACAGTTCGCGCAATTAATCGGTGCGGTGGTTTCGTTAGGCGAAAAAATTGACAATCATTTTTCAGCCAAAGTGGAAACCAAGCCAGAGCCACAACCAACAGAAAAGAAAGATGAACAACCGCAAGGCGTAACTGCGGAACAGTTCAATCAACTTTTAACAACGGTTCAGGCGTTGGATAAAAAATTCAACGAATTAAGCCAAGAACAAACCATTGTGCCAAATGGTGTGCCAACCGTTGAAAACGAAAATGTATACAGCGTAAACGGCTATAACATTAACTTATCAAAAGGATTCTAAATAATGAATAAAACAGCGTTTTATGCACTTGCAGCTGCATTATCGAAACATTTTAATCAACCCATTGATTCAATTCTGCGTGGCGAAAGTTTTGCACTTAAAGCACCTGAAGCAGCACTGTTAGGCGAAAATATTCAACAGCGTTCTGATTTCTTGAAACAAATTAATATGATTCAAGTAGCTCATACGAAGGGTCAAAAATTATTTGGTGCAACAGAAAAAGGTGTGACTGGTCGTAAACAAACTGGCCGTAATTTAGCTAATCTTGATCATACACAAAATGGCTTTGAATTAGCGGAAACGGACAGTGGCATTATTGTGCCATGGGCATTATTCGATTCGTTCGCCATTTTCAAGGATCGCCTTGTTGAGCTTTATAGCGAATATTTACAAAACCAAGTTGCATTAGACATCTTGCAAATTGGCTGGAACGGTCAGAGCGTAGCAGATAATACAACTGAAGCAGATTTGTCTGATGTGAATAAAGGCTGGTTGAAACTTTTACAAGAACAACGTGCGGCCAACTTCATGACCGAATCTACAAAATCCTCAGGCAAAATTACCATTTTTGGTGATAACGCCGATTACGCTAATCTTGATGACTTAGCCTTTGACTTAAAACAAGGCTTAGATTTCCGCCATCAAAATCGAAATGATTTAGTCTTCCTTGTCGGTGCGGATTTAGTCAGTAAAGAAACTAAACTCATCCAGAAAAAACATGGTTTAACGCCTACGGAAAAAGCCGCATTAGGTTCACACAACTTAATGGGCTCATTCGGTGGCATGAATGCCATTACCCCACCAAACTTCCCAGCACGTGCTGCAGCAGTGACAACGCTTAAAAACTTAAGTGTGTACACTGAAGCTGAAAGTGTACGTCGTTCTTTACGTAATGATGAAGATAAAAAAGGTGTGGTGACATCTTATTATCGTCAAGAAGGCTATGTTGTGGAAGATTTAGGTTTAATGACCGCTATCGACCACACCAAAGTGAAATTAAATGGTGAAGAATAGGAACTAACCACAAATGGGAATGCGAGATTTTCAGCGTCAAATGCAGGCACTAGCAGACATTAATCAAGTATCAGAGAGCAACACACAAAAAAGTGCGGTTGCTACTCACGGTAATGATTATGCCGTGCTTGAAATTGCCTTACAAAACGATGTTAATGCGGTGCGCGCATTCCCAACACGTGCCGAAAAATTAGATTACAAGCGCAACCGATTTTTGCCAAAGTGGTTGCCGTTTGTGAATGAATATTTAGATAAAGGGGCAATTTATCAGAATGATTACTTGGTTTATTGCATGGTGTATTTGTTTGACATTGCTGATTTTGACCGAGCCTTGTCATTCGCTGAAAAAGCAATTGAGCAAAATCAATCTATGCCGCAAGGGTGGCAAACCACATTGCCGAATTTCGTCGCCGATCAAATCTACAACTGGACAGATAAAACCGCCGCAGCTGGTCAATCCGTGGAGCCATATTTTTCACAAACTTTTAAAAACGTGGCGACCCAGTGGAAATTGCACGAAATTGTCACAGCGAAGTGGTTAAAATTAGCGGCGGCACTGCTTTTACGCAGTCCTCAAGGCAAAGTACAAGCCAGTGGTATTGATGATGCCGAAACGCTTGTGCTGGCTATTCAGTTATGTAACCGCGCTTTCCAACTCAATCAGAAAGCGGGTGTAAAAAATATGATTGAGCGTTGTGTCATGCGTTTAAACGCATTGGCAAAATCGGGCAATTACGACCCGAACAGTCTTCCCCAAGTGGCGGGCTTGAGTTTGGAAAAACAGCAAATTGATTTTGATCTTGTTATTAAAAAACTCTCCGCCCGCCCACTCCAAAATAGCGAGGAAGGCAATGTTTAACGGCAGAACACAAGATTACGATGACACTACCATCACAAATAGCGGATTCTGGTGTGACATCACTATTGATGAATTTCAAAAACAACGGGCAATTCCATTACAGATCCCCGTTGAAATGGTGAAGGCGGCACTAATTGCTGCTATGCAAGGGATTAACATTGATTTAGCAGAAGTGGAAGAAAACTACCGCAAAAGCAAAATCAATTCTGTGCAAGAAATTTCAGCGCAACGTATTGACGGCGAAAATTACGCAGAAAGCCTTTACAAGAAGGCAGTGTTCGCCAGAGCAAAAGCGGAGTTGTTACCAGAATTTAATACGCTTTCGGGGCGTGAAATTCACCAAAACCGTGAATACGTGGCCGAACAAAAAAGCCTATTAGCCGAGGCAACCCATGCTATTCGCACATTAAAAGGTAAAAAACGGGGTTCGGTGTGGCTACTGTAAAGAAAATGCTGTATCAGCAACTCACTGATTTTTTGCTCACAAAATTGCCGAAACGCTATCACGGGAATTTTTACAGCTGGATTGAAGACGGAAAATTGTTGAACGAAGGGCGACAAGTGACCGAAAACGGCATTGAAGTGTGTCACCTTTCTTACAACGGTGTATTTCACTTTGAAGCCTTACCATTTTACGAAATTTCCCCCGCTTATCTAATGGCACATATTCAAGTGTGGGTAAACGAAAACGACCCCATACGCGATGTGTTGGACGAAGGCGAAATTCCTTTTGATTTAGACATTATCGACGATAACACGGCAGATTTAATCTTTACTATCGCTTTCCGTGAGCCACTGACGGCAATAGAAGATAGCGAAGGAAAATTAAAAATTGATGGGATGAATTACCGATTGGACGATATTGAAGTCTTTACGGCTGAATATATTGATGTTGTGACGATGGTTGAAAAATGAAGATTTTAATGGGGCTGAAGCCAGATACGGTAGAAAAATTAAAGCATACATTATTGTATTTACGCCTTACACCGAAAATGCGTAATCAAGTGATGCAAAAAGTATTGTGGCGATTAAAAGATAACGCTGAAAAAAATGTAAGCCATCAACAATCGCCAGATGGTAAAGCATGGACACCAAGAAAGAAAAAATTAAAAGGTGGTGTACGTAAAAATAAGTTGCTGAAAAAAAGTGCGGTCAATTTAAATTCGAAATTAGAACAGCAAGGCGAACGCGGCAAACTTTTTTACACCGAGCCAAAATGGGCAGAAGTTAGAGCTATTCATCAGTATGGATTAGAAGTTCCCGTTGAACAAACCATAAAAGACAAAAAAATCTTAAAAAAATTACTGGAAGAAAACCATAAACCAGCAACACCGCAACAGGCACACCGACTAAAAGAATTAGGTTATCAAGTGCGCAACGGTAAAACAAAAAAAGGTAAACAAAAATATAAAAAAATCCGGATGAAGACCATTCGACAAAGTATGACACGTGGACAAGCCGGTTTAATTATCCGCATGATGGAAAAAAAACAAGGTATTGAAACAAGACGTGGCTTAACGTCTTACAAAATGGCAAAACGGCAATTCTTAGATGAAAACGAAAACCGCAATGCCGATATTATCACCGAAGAATTATTGAAAGGCTTTGAAAAGGCAGGCTATCACTTACAGCCATAAAATAACCAAATTCTAATAACAACAATAAGACAAGTTCTAATAACAACAATAAGACAAATTCTAATAACAACAATAAGAGGACAATAAAGAATGTTCCCATCTGTACAAATTAACGC